CAAGGCACGTTTGCCATTGCACGCAACAGCGGCTGATAGTCTTTATGCTCATGAAGCGCCATAATCGCATCAGCGCGCGGCTTGTCCTGCTCTTCCAGTTTGTTTAGTTGATATACGGCCTCATAGGTTGATAAACCTCTGTCAGCCATTGCCCGCGCTTCGGCTTTAAATTTACTCGCCAGCGGTAGCGTCATGATGCTTTCATTCGTTGCCATCGTTCCCCCTGCTTATCGGGCCAGCGGCTGAACGGATACGCCGGAACCCGCAAAGGCGGCGCATTTTTTCGCATCGGTGTCGACGCTCTCAGGCCAGTTAACGGCGGCAATATTGAATATCCCCGTCTTGTAACACTGTGCTGATTTCTGCTTTGACGTGTCCACAGGGTACGAGGTCAGATAAACAGCCTTGCCAGATTCCTTACCATCCCACGGCTTAAACTCGCCATTGTCCGCCAGCATCAGCTGGGTAAATTCCTGAATAACGCCAGCATCAGCGGCAAAATGTACCAGCGTCGTGGCGACCTGCTGACTGCCTGCAAATAACTCAATGTATGGAGTGTCCATAGAATCCCCCGTTAACCAATTTTGACGGTAACAAATTTGCGAATATCTGCCGGAACCGGCTGCGGTGCGCTGTGCGTCTGCACGTACTCAATCGCCGGATCGCCGTCCTCAATCCAGTTTTTCGGGTAAAACATGTTTTGCGTTGCGCCCGTTCTTACTGCGTCCTGATCCATAATCGCACCATAGGCCACCAGCCCTTTATTGTTGGTGTTGCCCAGAACCAGCAAATCAGGCTCAAGGAAATATTTTTCTGTGCCGTCGCTGTCAGTGTATTTGCCGGAATAGACGATAAGGGCAATATCGCCCAGATAGCCTTTAAAGCTCACCACTTCGCCCAGGTTTTTACAGGCCAGCTCTGCGGCGGACTCTGAACCACGGGAAAGATCGTACAGCTCACGGAATTTTTTAAAGCTGCGTAACGTTCGCCATACCTCAGCGCCCATAATCATGACGTTTGCGGGGCAACCAGCCTGATCAGCATAAAGCTCGATGTCATAGATTGGGTCGTGCATGTCTTTATACTGCTCGGACCATTTTTTACCCTTGGCCTGCTCTATGATGCAGTTTTCCGGTATTTTCCAGTCGATTTCATAGCGTTCTATGCCTTCGCCCTCAATGATGTTTTTTCCGGTCGTTACCGCATTCACCGCCAGCCATTCCACGCGTGCCTTAATGGCGTTTATCTGGCGGCGCATGTTGCCAGTAATCAGGCGCATACGGCGATAGGTAGGGTCGTTAAGCTGTGCCGGATCTTCTCCAGCCATGCGCATGATGGTTTTCGTTGGATCGATTTCGTGCTTTGGCTTCATGTAGCCAGGTTTGATTGTGCTGGTTTCGTACCCTTTATCGCGCTGAACCTGGCTACCCACCATAGGCGAACAAAACGCCGACATGGTGACTTCTTCAATGTCCAGGGTATCCAGCATGATGTTTTGCGTGCTGAATGTCGCCACGTTCGGGAAAAACAGCGTGGTAAACAGAGGGCTGAATTTAAAATCCGCAATATCCCCGCGATTCAGGTACATGAAAAGCTGGTTAGTGTTAAGTGCCGTTGCTTTGCCTGCCATTATTCACCCCCATAATTTTTATGCATCCCAAGCGCCGCAAGTAAATAAGAGCGTACAAGTGAACCTATCGACGGCTCCGGCGTCATCAGCGGATCCAGTCCAGCCGCCACGCCAGCCTCATAGTTTTTTTTGTGGCGCTGCTTGAGCACCTCCACGATTTCGGGGCTTATGTACACCGAAACACCGCCTTTTTTCTCTTCAGCCATAGTAAGAAATTCCTCTTCGACTTAAAAAATCATAACTGGATGTTCATCCAGCTCTGATTATAATCATGATTGCATTTTGTGCAATGATATTGAGTTGTGTTGCAAATTATGAAATGATGATCCCGATCATGTGTGTCAGTGCACCAAAAAGCCTCATATGCAAAAGCCCGATAAGCCACCTCTGACCTTATCGGGCTTTTTTATCTGCCTGCAAAGATGTCGAACAAAAATTAACCACAACCATCATCTTTTTTGCATCAAAACAATTAAAAACAATAAATTACGCTCATGATGATGATGACGATAAAATAACAAAAATGCGCTTTTTTCCGCGCCTCCCGCCCCGTGTTCAGCCCCCCCCCGCCAGGAGGACCCGTAAAAAAGCCGGATTGCTCCGGCTTCTGTCACTCGTCGCTTAAAACGGTATGTTATCCCCGTACGGATCATCATTCCCCGCCTGTTGTTTTGCCCTGTTCAGCGCGTCAGTAGCCTGGCCCTGTTGACCTTTTTTGCCGCCCAGTCGCGCCGTTCGCGCACTGATTACACTGTCTGCGATAACCTGCCAGCCCTGCCGCGTTTCTCCGTTCTGCCCAGTCCACTGGCTGATCTGCATGTTACCCGCCACGCTCAGGAGTTCACCCTTGCGGTGCCTTTCCAGTGCTTCGGCCTGTCTGCCAAATGCCAGGACGGATAACCACATCGTCGCCGTTCCGTCATCTGCCTGGCTGCACGGAAGGGGGACCGCCATACGCGCCAGCGTCATCGGTGTGCCCTTGCTGGTCTGTTTTACCTGCGGGTCGTCCACCAGCCGCCCGTAAGCGGCTATCTGTGCTGTCATGATTCCACCTCTCCGGTTTTAACGTTGATGGTTGTTACCTGTTCCGCTTCGGCAATCTCCCGTTCTGTCAGCGTGGCAAAGTTTGCCGCCGTCGTGGTCATGAATGCGCTTATCAGTTCGGGATGTGCTTTCGCGTATCCTTCCCCCGCGTGGCTGTCTATCGTTCTTATTGCCACCTTTAAAGCGTGCTCTGTCATGTCTAACGCGCGATATTTCGGTTCTGTTCTGTCTCTGCGTTTTTTGAGTGATTTATTAAATTTCCCTGAAGTGTGCATATTTATTTTTACCCCCTCGTTTAAAAAGTTTTGAGTTGTGCCTCCCCTTGTCTACCTTATCTACCTTAGTGGCCCTCATGCCAGTAATGGCGCGGCTTTCAGCGGGGTAGAGTGCTTTTATCCACTATCTACCCCGTGTCTACCTCCCTGTCTGACTCAGGTAAAATCAGGTAGAGAGGGTAGATAGTGGGTAGACAGTAAAAAAAAGCTATCTACCTAACTTAATGCACTGAATTAAATGTATTTTTCTTTACTCAGGTAGACAGGGTAGACAGCAATTACAAAAAATTATAAAAACGCGTCGCACTCGTCTGTTGTTATTGCGTTAGTCTGCGTTACTCCCTTAACTTTCCGCGTAATATATTCATGTCCGTAAACTTTCGCGGCTGGCTTCATAGCCTTGCCAAAGTCATTTACGTTTAGCGGTTTGCTCCTGCCTGCGTACGCCATAAACGCCAGATAGACGCGGTAAAGGCTGTTTCTGGTCGTGTACTTCACTGAATCGCCACCGCCGCCCATCATCAGGCCGCGTGCTTCCTCCAGAAAATTCAGGAACTGGCAAAACTCAATAACCGGATCCGTCTGTTGCTTTATTGCCAGTGCTTCATCACCGTCACGCTGTTCCAGTAGTAAAGCCCGTGCTTTCTCAGAGTCGGTAAAGTTCGCCAGCAATCGGCGGATAATGACAGGGATTTCAGCCGCAATCTTTTCCGGTAGCTCCCTGTCTTTTTCGGCCTCACTGACGATATTGTCGAAACGGAAAATCACGCGACGACGTGCCACACCTCCGGCCCGTTCGGTGAATATCATCGGGTTGTTGTTGGTCGCCAGCACCACCGCCCTGATTACCGCCGTAAAACGCTTTTCATATTTCGGGTTAATTTCCACGGGGTCACCGCCCGTGATTTTCTTGATGCCCGTTCCTTCGCCTGTATATTTCGGCTGGTCAGCCAGGACGATAAGACGACTCCCGACAACCTGCGCACGTCCACCAGCATCATCAAGCGATGTCATTTCAGCGCTTACCGTGTTCTGTTTCCCTGCCAGAAGGCTGGCTATGTGCGTGAATGTACTTTTACCGCTCCCGCCGTCTCCGGTGGCCTCAATAAACATCTGCCAGTCGTACCGGTTCGCCATAATCATGTACAGCGCGGCACATATACGCATCATCTTGCGCGGGTCTTTTCCGGCTGCGTGCTTAAGCCATTTATGAAAGTTTGGCGCGTTATCGCGGATGTTCTCCCCTGGTGCTGGTGGCGTGTACTCAATGCCGTTGTTCGTGGTGATCCAGTTCTCCGGCGTGTGCGGGGAAAATTCCCCCGTTTTCAGGTCAAGCGCACCATTGGCGAACGGCAGCAAATCGCCGGACGGCTCGCCCATTGGTTCGGCAATAACTTTTAACGCTTCCACGGCGTTATTGATTACGCGCTTGCTGAAAGTGGCCCTGTGCTCTGAATAGATCGCCACCATTTCGCGGCTAAGTTCCATTGTGCTGACCGGACACCATACCCCGCCGCGCCATACGTGAACGATTTCACTTTCAGGATGTACGCAAACGCCATCAAAGCGATCGGCAAGCAGCTGCGCGCGCTCACTGTCCGCCATCTGCGAAAGTTGCGCCTTTTGCTTTACCGGAAGCTCAATGACCAGACCATCAGAAAGATTCTGGCGCTCACGGGCCAGATATTCGCGCCAGTTCTCCACCTTCTGACCGTGCATACCATCAGGGTAAAAATTTGCGTCCTGAATATCTGCCGCCGCCAGCTTCTGACCAATCTTTTTGGTCTCCACTAAATCCAGTTCTCCGGCCTGGTACAGCCTTACGCGCTTTTTCCCATCCGGAACAATTTTCAGCGCATCAAGTTCGGCAAGCTGATTTGGCCCAAGCCACACAGGCGGCACATTATCGCCGGATGCGGGGCCGTCCTGCTCCTGCCACTGTTTTGCATGTGACCACGCATCACTACCCGCGAAAATAATTACCTCTGTGTCTTTGTGTTTTATTCCGCGTGGTTGTTTTTTTACGTTCGGTGCCAGTTTCATTTCTTACCCCTGAATACGTTAAGCATCTTTTTTATTTCCTGAATATTGGCGCGTGCTTTCTCCCTGCTGGTGGGCACGTTACGCGGTACGGCCTGCACCAGAGAAAAATCACGATCGAACTGATAAACAGGCATCACGCAATCATATTCGTAGCCTTCACGACGGTAGGTTACGCGCCGTTCCTCCACGCCCTTAATCATTACCGTGCCGCCGTACTGGTCGCGGTAAATATCACCGCGCATGAATTTAGTGCGAGTTTTGCCACTGGCAGTTAAGCCAGAATATTTAAGTTTCATTATTTTTATTCTCCGGTGTGGGGCGCTTTATTATTCTCGTGAATTGCCATAGCCTTATTGAGTTCATCAATAACAGGTGTCAATAATGTCTGAACAGCGGCAAACATTAATGATGAATGATCTTCGCCACCTTCCGGCACTTCAATTAATTTAATTAACAACGCATTCATTTCGCGTGCTTTAATTAATGCGTTTTCAGAGTGGATTAATACTTCAAAAGGGATTTTATGCATCACAAATTTTCTCCCTTATTCTTTTAATGTCCTCATTAAGGATGTCTGTAACTTTTATCAGCGAGTTTTTGGCAATTATTTTTATTGTTTTAAGTTTTCTTTTGTCGTGCTCCGACTGTGATTTTCTCTCCATAATCTCCACCATGTGGGTAACATCAACGAGCGCACGTATCAGTATTTGCATTGCTTCTTCTGCTGCGTCCGGTGTGGTTTTATTGCACATGTACCCCTCCGCATTTTTTTTCGTTAGAAATAAGCGTTCTTCTTTCCTGTTCATCGCTCAGGAATACGCAGACCTCACCGCTAAGGCGTTTA